CACGATGTTGTACAACTTGAGCAATGGGAAAGTGTAACTGTTAAAAATGCAGTACGTGTTGAAGTTTGCGATTCGCCAGGAGTAATGGACGCGCACTTTTTGCTCGGCCGTGTACTTCTTGTACCGCATCACTTTATACACACTGTTAAGAAAACAGAATCCCGTAACTTTAGGATCAAACCTCTACACCAAGATCTCGGAATGCAAGTCTGCCTTGACCAGTGTAAGTACATTCAATGTACTGACGCTGGTGGGAGATTAGTTGACCTTGCTCTAGTTGGAATTCCAAATACTATCGCTCGACCAAGTATCCTGACAAAATTAGTATCAGCAAATCAGCTGTATCATATTAATGAAGGATCTGTTGTACTTAGTGGAATTAGAGTTTTGAATAATATTCCTAGTGTTTACACTTTCCATGCGAAAAATGCAACCCTTATGGACCAGGAAGAATACTACCCTACATCTGACCAAGTACTCCATCGAGCTCATATGGGAATATTATACTCGTTGGATACTAAAGCTGGTGATTGTGGCTCTTTGCTTTATGCTAAGAACCCTCTTATCAGTGGAAAGATAGTAGGTGTACATGTTGCTGGAAACAATGGAGAAGGAATGTCTCTCGCTCTTACTCGTGAATTTGTTGATAGGAATCTTGCAACCTTTATTGCTACTGCAAAAGATTCAAGATATACTGTTGGCGGAAAAGTACCTTATGCGGCTGAAATAGCTTCACCGAATTATAAGGACTTATTGCCAAAGAATTCACTAACCAATGTTGGTAATTGTTTGTCACTCGGCACCCTTGTGATGCCAAATGTACCTTCAAAAACCAAACTTGGACCCTCACTAGTAAGTGGAGTACTCCAAGAGCCGTTGTGTAAACCTGCATATTTGCGACCTTCAACCCTTCCTTCGGGAGAGTTTGTTGATCCAATGCGCAAGGGTATACAGAAAGTATTAAACGTACTACCACCTATTGACACTACTCTATTGAAAATAGCAGTTAGTGATGTGGAACAAACACTCCACATTGCAGCTAGTAATTCAGATAGAAAACCTCTTGTTTTAACACATGAAGAGGCTGTCACAGGTATTGGTAATGACGCATTACTTGGCCCTATAAACCGAACAACGTCCCCTGGTTATCCGTATTGTTTAGACAATCCACAACCAGGAAAACACCATTGGCTTGGTTTTGACACCTATGAGTTTTCTGACGATCTTAGAGCTGACTGCGAGGAATTGCTAGAATCAGCACGAAAGAACGAAAGAGGAAACGTAGTGTGGATAGCCACATTGAAAGATGAACGCCGCCCCATTGCCAAAGCAAACCAAGGAAAAACACGAGTTTTTGCCGCATGCCCAATGCATTTTGCTATTGTTTTCCGACAATATTTTCTTAGCTATTTTGCTTGGATTATGGAAAACAAAGTCAGAAATGAAATTGGAGTAGGCACAAACGTGTATAGCTTGGATTGGCATAATACCGCTCTCCACCTTCGAAAATACGGCGAAAAAGTTATTGCTGGAGATTTCTCAAATTTTGATGGATCACTCCGTCAAGATATTCTTTGGGAA